TCAACGGCGCTTTGATACAAAGCCGCCCAAGTAGTAATGCGAGCGTCTTCTTTTAAATATGGGGCTGAGTGTACCAAAGCTCCATACAAATAAGCATCTGGATATTCGCCCAGAAGCCAATTAGTTGTATTACTGTCAGATAATGCAGGGATCTTCTGATAATAATATAATTCTGCATCGTAAACGCCATCTGGCGCAGGATGTACTTGTAACTCGCCAGCAGTCATTGCGTAGTATCTTGGATGGCCTGACACGTTGCCAGCTTTTCGCTGTCTGTCTAGCAATTCCGCTTGCGATATTAATTCTAATGGGTTTGTCTCGCCACTCGTAATATGAAAGCGGATAGGCTCTAGCATATCGGCAGGGATCGCGCTGTATTTTGTGTCAATCTCAGCAGTGGATCTAATTTCCATTTTCCAATGGCGTAAACTGCGATTTAATTCAGCCTCGGCTAAACTTATGAATGTACTAGACACAGATGCAAGATCATCACGATTTAAAAAATCTGCGATTGTCGTCTTTAATTCTGCGTATGTTGTTATTGGCATTGGTTAGCCCCTAGTTTTATTTCTATATATCATATTTGTTAGTAAGATAGTAGCCCACGTTCTAACTCTTGTTGTTTTTTATATTCTTGCATTGCAAGTATTGCGCTTGGCGTCAATAATCCTGCCGCAGTTAAATTTTTTAAATGTTTAAACTCTGGATCAAATCTTGCAAATTGAGAACGCAATGTTGTTGGGTCAAATGTAACTGCTGTTGTCGCCATCTCTGGGCTTAATCCAATATGATCTGGGTGTGGAAATTGATTTCCAATATCAACAACATCTTTAATAAGCAATCCACTACTATCTGTAGTTCTTGCCGCCCTAGCCGCCTCTGGAGATGATGCCCAAAACGCCCAATCTTGTGTCATGTCCGATATTTTTTTACGAGTAGGTATTCCATCTTTCCTAAAATTCATTCTAGCGTACTTTGGGGCGTCACCCCAATTTGCGCCTTCAAAATTTGTTTTTGCGTAATTATCTGTTTTACCTAACAGTGGGTAAACTGCACCTTTATCATTGTATAGATCAAAAGCATCTGTTGAAAAATCTCGACCAGCAGTAGGGTTTTCAGATGGGCTTCCAGCATACCTGTTGGCATTATACCTGTCTGTTGTACTCCAAACGCCAGTGTCATAATCTTGACCGCCAGCTATGTCAGCATCCATAGCCTTTATTCCACCCTGTCCGCCATGAAATAATTCTTTGTTATACCCAAGTTGTTCAGCTCGTAATTTTCTAGCTTTTTCGCTCATATTTAATGGTGTGTTGTTAAACATATATTGAGGATCTGCCATAGACATCATTTCGTCAGTAACATACTTTGCCTCACCCTTTGCGCGTAGCTCTAAAATTTCTTTTGCAGTTTTTTCTGCTTTATTTTTAGGCTTAGGTAATTTCTTTGGTTTTGCGCGGCTTAGTAAGCCCTCATCAACTAATCTTTCGTATGTTTTTTCTAAAGATCTTTCTCCAGCTTCAGTTAATCCGCCAGTTTCAGCATATGGGTTTTGCTTTCTGTATAGGTATTGCAACTCGCCACCTATGCCTTGTCCCTGCATTTCCTTAACAACACTTAAATCTGTACTGTTTGAGCCACCAGAAATGTAACCTACAACATCCTGATCTTGGATATCTGGGTTATAAGATGTGGCATAAAAATTGCCATCAGATCCCTTGTAATAACTAACATCGCCTTGTTTACTTATTAGCTCAGAATTTTTTGGCAACATGCCATTCATATCACCCATTAGTAAGTTAGGGCGTTGCTCTGGCTTTACTCGAACATTATTGGGATTAACTTTTTCTGCGTAATCTTGAAAGTCAGAGCCAGTTTGTGGTCTGAGCCTAACATTACCAAAAGACATACCCAGCGCATTTGGATCAACTTCAACGCGATCAACTACATCAAGCAAGCCTCTTGCAACTTTCTTAATAGGCGCGGCGGCGGCATCGCCAATAAGTGGCACTAAGCCAATTAGAGATGCACCAGCTAAAACAGCAACCAATCCATAGTTAGGCTCTGGCTTTTGTATTTCGTCGTATATTTCCTTAGCCGCCATAGCATCACCAATGATGGGTGTGGCTTCAGCTACAAATTTTGCGGCGTCCATTGGTGTAAAGCTCATTGGCTCTACTGCAAGTCGCTGGCCTTCATTTGCGTAGCCTGCGTAGCTTTGTTGATCAAGCAGTCCCATCAAATATTCCATCTAGCATTTGTTGTATTCTAGGTGACATTTGTTGGTTGGGCGTTCTTGCTTCATTTGTTGCGTTATACAGCGCCATTAATTCAGATAGGCCATCTGGGTTAAGCATAACCCTCTTATAATCTTCTGGCTCGTTATTCATCTTATATTCCAGTAGCTCTATAAACCCCTGCTTGTTTGCAAGATTAGATCCTTGGATTATGCGAATTACTTCTGCTGGCAGAATGTTTGACATTTCAATAGGCTGATCTGGCTGGACGCCGTATGGCATTGAATAGCCTTCAACCATATCACTGTTTGCCATCATGCTACCATCTGGCATTCTATGATACCCAGCAGATCCGCTAAATGAAAGCGGATCATTGCCAGCAAAATTGGCTTGGCCTAACGTGCCGTAGCTTGTTTTCTCGCCAATACGATCCATTGCAGATGTGCCATCCATATTGCTTAATAGCCCATTGCGATATTCAAATTCGTCATTAGGCGTCAGGAAATTTGCAACACGTTCCGCAAAACTATTGCGTTTGTTGCGCTTGCCCTCATCAAGTTGATTGAGGAAATTAAGTATACCTCTATTTACCATAGCCGCCATTCAAGCACATACCTTTAGCCTTGCAGTTAGACTTGGTAGGGCATCCCTTGCATGTTTTCATGGTAAAACCTTTTTGCTATATATTATGCGACCATATCACAATTCATCTATTGACGCCAGTATGTTACGCATTCTTTCTGAGAGCTTCCACTCGCCAGCTTTCCACCTTGCGGCGTGCTGTGCATCCTGCAAAGATAAACCGCGTTGCACATACTGCCTTATCCACTTAGCCATCAATAAATTTTTCATCTTAGGTGACAAATTTAAAAATTTTTTTTTCATGCAATTCCCTTTAAATTTCGCCTGATGGATTTATTCCAGTTATTGTTATTGCCAGATAATGCTGTTGTCGCATCTGAGGCCATAGTCAAACATAATGCATCTGCGAGATCTGGTGATTTTAGGCCACGCTTACGCATTGTATCTTTGCCCTCAGCCTTCAACTTGCCTGACGACGTGAAGCTATACCTAATGCTGGTCAGTTCGGCTAATAGCTGTTCATCCTTTGGTAACTTGCAGGATCTATCTTCCAGCCAGCCTTTTGTCTTAAACCACAGCTCGCTACGCAAATTCATATAAGTCTTGCCCAGCGCTGGAGCTTCGCCAACATTAATGCCACGAACAGGCATACCCAGCTCACGCAGTCTATCAACTACACCGCCGCCAACACCAATACTATCTACAAGTATTTCGCTTGGGCGTAGACTTGGCTGTAAACTTTCATATTCCGCCATAACTCGACCCACAGTTTGCATGAGATCCAATCCCTGCCACGCCTCAATATCTGTGACGACGTTGCCGTACCTCTTACATAATGCAGTTTTGTCAGTTCCAAATCTGGCAACGTCTAATCCCCAGATTGGCTTTTTGTCTGGCGTTATCTCAATATCTCTATGTATTGCGCTTTGTGCCAAATGAAACGGAATTATCGTATCGTCGTCAGCTAATGGAAACTCGCCAAGTACGCGGATGCGAAATGCGTTGCTTTCTTCGCCGTATCGCTCACGCATTTCCTCGACAAACTCTTCCGATACAAGTGGGCTATCGATGCACGACCAGCGCCTAGTCCACCAGCTCTTTGATAGTCTGGTTTGCGTTTCGTAAAATGTGCCAGAGGATCTCGTCGGGTTTGACAATAATAGCGTGGTTGCGCTGTGACCAGACATTGACCCAGCCGCCGCTTCGAAAACTTTCTCAGGCACACCAGACGCCTCATCAACTACCAATAAAACATTCTCGGAATGCACACCAGCTAATGCCTCTGGCGTTTCTGCGCGTGACGTTCTGGCTGATATAAATGCCTCGGAAGCGGCTGACGTTAATTCTACACGATCTGATTTGGTGGTAATCAATTGTTGTAGATGAGGTGGCAACTCGTTAATCCATCGTTTTAGCTCGGCAAACAATGCGTCAAACAATTGGCTGGATGTGGGCGCTGTGACAACAACCTTATTTGGGAAACGCAAAAGCAAGTACCAAAGCATTGCCCAAGATGCCGACGTTGATTTTCCTGTACCATGCCCAGACCTGACAGACATCTTGCGCTCGCCAGTAGCTATGGCATTGAGAAACTCTTCCTGATAATCGTATGGTGTAGCGCCCAGCACTTCTTTAACAAATAGCACTGGATCGTCACGATAGCGCAGGACAAATTCTGTTAACGGGTTATCACTCATTTATACGCTCCTTTGCTATGTTAAAATAACTTTCGTCTAACTCGATGCCGATGAAGTCTCGATTTAAGTTTTTTGCCGCAACACCTGTTGTTCCAGAACCCATTGTGAAATCTAAAACAGTCTCGCCTTCATTGGTGTAGGTTTTGATTAGGTATTCCATTAATGCTACTGGCTTTTGTGTTGGGTGAGAACCTGTTTCTGTATTGAATTTTTGCCAACTTGATGGATTTCTAAGGTTACATTGGATTTCTTTTGGCTTACCCATCTCACCATAATTTTGTGATGTTGTCCTTGATGTGAATTTATATTTAACCCTAGATTTTCCAGTACCAGTTCTCTCTTGCATCTGCTTATTATAAGTCCATTTCCCATTGGAAAAAAATAATACAGCTTCATGCTCTTTGAAGGGTTCGCGTACAGTGTTAGCAAAGTTTGATCCGCGATTTTTAATCCAAACCCATTCGTGTTTAAACATTTTTAGATTACTCATAACTAAAGCACTAGAAAAAGGCTGTGAAGCAGTCATAGTAATTGCCGCGTTTCTTTTTGTTACACGCTTTAAATGTCCCCACATAGGCTCAAACGGGATAACGCTATCCCATTTATTTTGAGTAGTTCCGTAAGGTGGGTCAGTCAGTACCATATCTACCGAACCATCAGGGATATCTTTCATTAGTTCTAAGCAATCACCTTGCATAAGATTAATCATCTGATACATCCTCATAATCCACGTCAATCGTCTTGGCTTCGCGCTCTTGATCTTCCTTATGGATAGCCGCCAAATCGGAATTAACTTTGCGTAGGGCGTCGAGGTGCATGTCGCCAACTGAGATATTTACGTTTGTCTGTGGCCTCGTGCCATATCTATCTTGGTTGTACGAGCTTGCCATAAATTTACGCCATTGCACCTTCTCTCTCGTGGCGGCAATCTCACTGCTTGTCGAGCCACCATCTAAATCATCCACCATTGTTAAGCCTTGCTCGACTAAAGCATCTGCGGCGTGGCGTCTGGCTTCATTCATGGCCTTCTCATATTCTGGCACTTTATTCAGTGACGAGCCAAGGTATTGTCTGGAACATCCATATTCTACAGCCATTTTCGTCAAAGTATTGCCTGATGCGATTTGCTCAAACAGGTATTCAACTCCGCCTTTCTTCTCGACATCTGAAAGGATCTTCCTGCGTAATGCCTTGCCAGCCATTAATATTCTCCAATTTTTTTTAAATTTTACAATAGGTAAGTGTTATATTGCAAGGGGGTCTAGGGGGTCACTTGTGTGTGTGAAAACATAGCAAACGCACCCCCCCATCCAATGCTCAGAGGGGGGGCTAAATATATCTAGTTTCATATAAAATAAACAACGCATAGCTCAGATTGCCTATATATTGCTACAAAGTAGCCTAAGCTACTGATATTGTTAGATATAATGCTAATAAGCCCACTAATGTCCGATAATGTATATTATGTTAACTTTCATAATAGCCGAAAGTATTGACATAAGATTTGCGATTTGTTACGCGCTCGCGCCCCTGCGACGACGCATCGATGTCCTTTTCGTATAAAGATGCTACCAATAATTAATGCAGTAATTTGCTTGTCTCCTCAGCGTGTTGATCATGTAATTCAATAAGAGCCTCTGCTAATGACTGTATGACAACCTCAGCCCCAACTACATGCAACCTATCTGTTATGAAGTCGCATAACATATCCAACTCCTGATCGTTCTCGTCAGTATTCCTGCAATGAAGATCTAATGTTAGTTTGATGTTAAAATCTGTCACGTCAATTAACCTTGTTATGTGACCGCGTAGCTAGGAAGAGGAGATTTGCTACGCGGTCTAGTCTAGTGGGAAACATGCTATAAATGCAAAAACAGCACGTTTGGAGGGAGGAGAACCCACTAGATATAGTATGCCTCATGAAAGGCGTTGTTTCAAGCCTATACAACCTCATTTCCCAGCTCGTGAGCCAGCGCAAGGTATCCGCACCCATCAATCGAGCTATCAGCGTGAGATCCGTTGCGTAACCTCGCAACCTTTAACAGCGCCATCATGTTTGCCACATCAAACGCCGTGACATCCCTGCCAAGATAAGCGCTCCACATTTGCGCTATACATCCAAAGTTATCAGTCGCACTTCCGTATTGCCTCGCCCTATCACCATTAATCAATTGATCAGCTCTGCCAAGCACCTCTGATCTTGTCATACTCTCATCACTCATATGTCTATCTCCTGTTTTGACATCGTTACCTTCGCTCGTCTCCTCGCTTGCCTGCAAGACCCACTTCGCCATACCTTTGTTCCTTTTTACTTAACACCGATTTTACCCTACTATTATTTACCTCTTATTATATTATACCTAAAGGTATAATAATATAATAATAGGTTTGGTACGACCTATTATTAATGATTAATAGGTTATGCTCTAAGTCATTGATATTGTTATTATTAATGCCAATTAATAGGTAATTAATAGGTGTCATTTTACTTCACTTTACCAAAACTATCAGTGAACCAGATATAGCCCTCATTTTGCACTATATGACCGCCACTTAGTAGGCCATTGTAAGCCTGTTTGTATGTGCTGGTTGGATTGCTTGCTGATACTTTGCCCATGAAGTGAGCCTTGATTTCTTCCTCATGTATACACCAGAATGTATTTGGCTCAGGCCAACCAACGCCAGCAGGATTAGATTTACCTATTCCTTCGCCTCTTAGTTGCTGGAAGCACGTCTTAAATAAGATCTGTTGCTTGCCTTTAATGGCTTTCTTTTTAGCGTCCTCAATATCACCCTCACTAGCTGGAATAATAACGCAAGTTGTGACAGGATCACCATCCATATCATTGCCCAACTCAATTACCTTCAACTTAAAGTAAAATTTCTTTCCGCCTTCCAGATCTCTTTGCTTGGTAGCCAATGCAGTTCGCAGACCTGTCGCCTCGTCATAACTCAGCTCTATCTCAGTTTCCACAGCCGCACGCAATGAGCTATGACCACGAGCCTTTGCTTCCAGATTTTTACCTGAGTGATGCACCAGCATAAGATGAGCGCTCGTTGTAGCCCTGATCTTATCCACAGCAGAAATCACAGCAGTTGCACTTGCAGGAGAGTTTTCATCGCCAGCAGGCATTGACCGAGATAACGTATCCACGACAATCATTGCAATGTCGCCGTGTATCCTTTTAATTTCTTCGCATAGATCAACGATCTTATTCACGTCAACTTCACCATCCAGCAAATTGAGTGGCAATGGCCTCACAGCCAGCTTCACATCCTTATGCTCTGGATACTGCTGTTTAAGCGCCACGATACGATTATGCGTTGTTGTGCCACCTTCGAGAGCCAAGAATAACACCACGCCACCCTTAACTTTATTTCCATGCCAATCTTGGCTCGCCGAGACATGCCAAGCAATGTCCTGCACGAAAAACGATTTACCCACGTTTGATGCGCCATACACCATCGACAATTGCCCCTGACCAAACCAGCCCTTCACTAAATAGCTCCTGTCGAGCTGTGCAACTGCATCATTAGGGAAAAACACCTGATCAAGCAGGCTCTTAATTTCCAGAGCCTTTGCCGTAGCCTCTTTGCCACGATTGACCCACATATCAGAGAAATCCCAACCTTCCACGTCAGGCACAACAGATTGCACATTGTGATCGTTAACGCACTTCTCAATGGCTTTCATTCCAGCCTCGTCGTTGTCACCAGCCACCACAATGCGTAAATTTGGGCGTGCCTCGTAAAGCTCACCTATCACAGCAGTTAAATTTCCAGCAGACAATGCAAACACTGCTGGCCTGCCTGTTGCGAGATGCACTGACATTGCAGTTGCCCAGCCCTCGCAGACGTAAATCAGGTCATCTAATTTGCCGCCAATAACGCTAAAATTTCCGACAACTGGCATACCAGTAGAAAATTTCTTTGATCCTGCTGGATCAATATTCTGGACGCCCACACGTTTGCCCTTGGAATTAATTACAGGAATGACCAGTAAGTTGCCATTTATATCAGCGTTGCCCAGCCCGATCTTTTTCTTAATCAGATATGGATGTGTCGCCTCTGGCTCTGGCTCAGGCCAGCTTATTGTGTATTCCTTTGTCACTGGCTTCTCATTTTCATCAGGCCACAACCTCTGGTTTCTCAGCGCGTCTTTTATGCCAGCATAGTCTCCACACTGACGACAGCTAACCATCACATCGTTGTTAGCGTCTTCCTTGATCCAGAAGCGATCATTGCCTTGGCATACTGGACAAGATCCATGATACTCGCCAATTGCTGTCTTTTTCAATGATAATGCGCTTATAATTTTACTTGAATACTGATCCCAGTTTGCATTTGGGTATTTCGTGTTTTGCATTTTATCCCTTCCTCAATTTATCGGACATGTTGGACATGTCCTGCATTTGTCTTGTCCTGTCTCGGACATAGTGGACATGTCTCTCAAATGTCCTGTCGTGTCCGTTAGACAAAACCTCGATTAGTTTTGTCTAACGCTGTGATTAATTTAAAATGGAATGTCATCTTCCAGATCATTTGATGGTGTAGGCGTAGCTGGTGGTAATCCAAATGGATCTTGTTCCACACCATTAATCTGCGCCGCACCACCAGAAAATCCGCCTGCAACCTCAGTAAATGGGTCATCTGCTTCCTGCTTCTCTGCCAGCTCCAACACTTGCACTGCGCGTAATCTCAACGACACACCATTAATTGTACCTGTATTGTATGGCACAACTGTCACTGCAATGTTTACAGTTGACCCAGATGTTAGCTCAAATCCATCAGGCAATTTCTTACGAGATGCATCGACCTGACGCGGTGGGTTTGTAGCTTCGCCAGAGTAAGCGCCCTTTAGCTTTGCCTTACCGATCCAATGACCTTCTTTGTTGTCATCACGTTTGTATGGCAAGCTCAGTGGTTGCTCAGGCCATTTGCGTTTGCTGGTTTCTAACGCCGCCGCATTTTTATATGCCTGCATACAGATCGTATTCAGCTCCTTACACTGCTCACCAGTTAAGTTAAATGACATCTCGTAAGCCGCGCCCTCTGAGGTGGGATCACATTTTTGAGATTTGTACTCTTCCTGATCAAATCTGTATGTTTGATTTAGTCTTGGATATAGCGCAGTAACGCCGTTTATTATATGTTGCATTTGGCAACTCCTTTTTGTTGTACGCAGTACCCCTGCGCTGGGATTAGTTTATAAGCCGTGATCTTCATCAAGATAAGCTGGAAGATTAATTGTATCCAACTCAGGCCATCCAGTGTCATAAGTGTTTGTATCTTGTGCCACTTTTATTTTTCGCAATGTCTTAAACATCTCTGCCTCG